GAGATCGGGTTATTCGCTCCATCACCCCAGAAATCCACCATCGCACGCAGGTATTGCATCTGGATCAGCTCGTCCCGCCGTCCGTCCGAAAAATGGGGCGCGCTCGATTCCGAGCTTTTGGGGTCCAGAAACTTGTTGGGCTGATTGGTGCCCTTGTCGATTGCGGCGCATCCCATTTCGGTGAACCAGATCGGTTTGGACTGGGGTATCCAGGCCGTAGGGGTTGCGCTGCGCACCCCACCGATCCGATCATGGTGCAAATTCCCCCACCAACCGCGCAGATCCTTGAAACGCCAGATCCACGGTTCATCATGCTCCCCATCAACGATCGGCGTGCGGATCTGTGCCTGACGATGCGCGTCATGCGCGTAATACCAGTCATAGCCCTCGCCACCCGCGATATTGGCCTTCAGGTAGTCAAGATTGTAAATCGCGCCCCAACCGGCATCGAGATGGTCTTCACCATCGCGCCAATCCGACAACGGCATGTAATTGTCGATACCGATGAAGTCGATATTGGCATCTGCCCACAGGGGGTCCAGATGAAAGTACCGATCCCCTTCGGCGGTGACGTGACCGAAATATTCGCTCCAGTCCGCCGCATAGCCGATCTTGCAGGAGGGCCCCAGGATCGTCTTCACTTCAGCCGCAAGCTGCCGGAATGCCGCGACCGCGGGAAAGCTGTCACTCGTCCCTCGGATCTGCGTCAGCCCTACCATCTCCGTTCCGATGCAAAACGCATCCACCCCCCCGGCCAAGGCACACAGATGGGCATAGTGAAGGATGAAACGGCGCATAGACCATTCCTCAGGGCCGGAATAGGTCACCTTGCCGCCCGCGACCGTGAAATCGCCGGGCTGCGCCTCGCCAAAGAACCAGGCCACCTCTTCCTCTGCCACGGCCGTGCGGTCCGGCGTCCCCACTCGCCCCGGTGCCACCGACAGGGTGATGCGCCCGCGCCAGGGCAACGCAGGCTGGCTCTCCTCTCCGGTCCAGGGGTCGGTGCGCAGATTGCCCGCCAACTGCTCCATCAGGATGAACGGATAGAACGTCACCGCCTTGCCCGCCGCCCGTAGCGCCGCGATCGCCTCGATCACCGCCGCATCCGCGGGTGTGCCTCCGTAGACATCGGCACCCTCCAGCTTGGGTACCAAGTCGGCTTGGACGCGCGACAGCCCGGACACCTGCCAGCGCATGTTCTTGCCATCACCCGTATGATCATTGACCATCGGCCTGATCCGGCAACTGGAACAGCGCAGATCGTCACCGAACCAGGACACCACCAGCGAGGCGGCCCCGCAATTGGGCAATTCCTCGTTCAGCGTCTCCAGTGCCAGCGCAAAATCCGTCTGCCCGCCCGGCGCATTCTGGTTGACAATGACCGTCTCTCCCTGCGGGGCAAACAGTTGCTGCACTCCCAGCGAATTGAGCCATGTCGTCCCCTGCAGCCCCGTCACGACACTGGCGTATTCCACCGGCGTGGTGGCCAGCCCGTATTCCCCGGTGCCAGGGATCAACGCCACCGCTTCGATACCGCGCACCAGATCGGGCACGTTGCCAATCAACTCGCCCTGGGCCGGACGCATTACCTCGAAGGTGAACTGCGGCACCCGGTTGCCGTAGGGCTCCAGCGCCAGGTCCTCCAAAACCACATAGGCGATTCCGCGATAGGCCGGCGCCATGCCCGCGCCTTCCACTGCCTCGATCTTGGGATCGGGGAGTTGATCGCCAGAGCCGGTGTAGACGCGCATGTTCAGCGTGGATTTGTCGACCTCGGTGCCATCCGCCCAGACCCGGCCGACGCGCAGGATCTCCCCCTCGCAGAGCGCCAGAGCCATGCTGACCGAATAGCTGTAATTGGTGATCCTGACCCTCGGGCTGCCTTTGCCCCCGCTTTTCTTCACGCTCTTGGTCTCGAAAAACCGGGTGGCCCAGATCACCTGCCCACCGACGCGCATCCGTCCCCAAACCCGACCGACGGCATCGCCCTCACTTGCGCTCGTCAGGCGAAAGCGCTCGACCTTGCCCATCTCGACCGATTGCGCCCCCACACCCAGCAACCGTTGGTCGATCGCTCGGCCCAACGTCGCCCCGATCGCACGCCCGATCACCGCCCCCGACAGGCCCAGAATGGTGCCACCAAAACCGCCGCCAATCGCGGCACCTGCCGCCGAAAGCAAAATCGTCGCCATTCATCTGGCTCCTTCAGGAAATTGGAATCGCGCCACGATCCGACGCCGCCATGGCGCCGGAAGCGGGCTTTCGACCACACCGTGTCCGGTGTAGGCATGAATGAATGCGGCGTTCCGACCGGTCCGGGACAGGATCCCCAGATGCTTGGCCACCGCTCCCGCGCGCATGCGAAACAACAAAAGCTGGCCGGGACTTTCGGCGCCCGTCACCTCCACCAGATGCCGCCGCAATCCCAGCCAGAGCATCTCGCTGTGCGCTGGCTCGGCCCAGTCGGCGGTATATGGCGGAATGGGTTCCATCTCGCACCCGTAAAGCCTGCGCCAGATTCCGCGCAGCAGCCCCAGACAATCCGTGCCTGCGCCCCGCGCAGATGCCTGATGCTGATAGGGCGTTCCCACCCAGTCGCGGGCCACAGCCAGCGCACGCAGCCCGGCAGAGTCGGGCGCCCCGTGCGGTATCATCCGAACAGGCTCCCACCATCGTTGCTGCCACTTTGCACCGGATAGCTCACCAGCCAGTCCTCGCCCGGCATGTGCGGAAATCCACGGAAGTTCAGAAAATTGTCGAACTTCAGACGACAGGTCTCGGCCCGCCGGTCGCATCCCGCCTCCAGCCGCAGCAAATCGCCGGGCGCGACATCCGCCCCCAGCCTCTGCCACAACTCGATCTCACGCATGCCGTCCTTCAGCGCCCGATCGTTCTTGATGACCCCGACCAGCCCGGCCGCAGCGCCGCTCAGCACATGGATCCGGCCCTTTTCGAACCAGCGGTCATCAAACCCCGGCAGCGCGGCGAACCGGAACACCACCGCCGCCTCGATCTCCTCTGCCGCGATCTCCAGCGAATAGCCCGGCGCGCGGGTATCGAACCCGCAATTGGCATCCCCCAGCACCGCAGAACAGCGCGGGTGATAGACCCAGCCCCCCTCGACCCCCAGCGCTTCGCTCAATCCGCGCAGCTCTGCCGTGAACGCCCCCGCGCCCCGCGTGATCTCGCCCAGCGAGCCGCGAAACGTCAGCGCATACTGATCAGTATCAGCCCAGTTCACGATCCACGCCCGCACCTCGGCCCCGTCGAACCGCCCGGCCAGAATATCGGCCTCGGTGATCGCCTCGGAACTCAGCGCGCCGAAGCTTTCGGTATTGTCCACCGCCAGCCCCGTGCCCTGCACCAGCGCCTTGGCCGTCATCCCGCTGTCGGGCTCGAACCGGATTCCTTCGAACATCAGTTCCGCGTCATGGTCGGTAAACCCCAGCACCCGGCCATCCTTGCGCACCACCGCCCAGGCCCGCGCGATCGTCGTGCATCCCGTCGCCAGATGCGCCTTCAACTCCTCGGAATAGCCCATCAGATCCGCACCTCCAGCACCGGCACCTGCGGCAGGTCGCCCGCCTGAAACGACTGAACCGAGACCTGAATGCGGTCGGTGTCAAACCGCACCGGAACGTCGAATTCGAACCCCGCCGTGATCCGCGCGCCCTCTGCCGGGGCCTCCAGAAAACTCACGACGCCGGTCGCGGTATCGACCGTGAAATGGACGGCTTCGGACTGATGATCGCCCTGCAGACCGACCTTGACCGTGCCCGCGACCGGCTTGGTGATCGGTCGCACATAATCGACGCCGCCCGAACTATAGGTCTTGCGCAGCTGAAACGCGCGCGTCACGCCATCGCCCGTGCCGATCAGCTGATCTTCGTAATCCACCGCCTGCGAGGCGGGACAGGATTTGTAATCCGCCCAATCCTTCCAGCGGAAGCCGTGCAACTGACCCGCCCGCGCCTCGAAAAACGCGATCAGACGCTCCACATCATCCAGGCTGCGCAGACCGACGCCCGCATCGTAATGGCGCCGCGAATGCGCCCAAGGGCTGTTGCGTTCCTCGAACCCGTTGGTCAGGGTCACGATCTCGGTGCGCCGCTCCGGCCCGCCGACCGAACCGAAGCTCAGGTTCGCCGGAAACCGCACGTCATGAAAGGCCATTCTCTTCGCTCCTCAGCTGTTGCGCTGACCGCGCGCCAGGGCGCGGTTGATCTGTGCGGCGATCTGGCTGGAACTGCGCGCAAACCCCGCCGTGTCTGGGGTCGAGACATTCATCACCACATTGATCTGCCGCCCGCCTGCCGCCTGCACGCCCAGCCGCCCATCGGCACCCCGCGCCAGCGGCATGATCGCCTCGGGCCCCGCTTCGCCCATCAGCCCGGTCGCCCCGCGCATCGGAAAACTGACCGGGCTGCTGACGACACCGCCCTTGGCGAAAGGCATCACCCGCCCCTGGCTGAATGCCCCACCGCTGGCAAAAGGCAGCATGCCGCTCAGCAACCCGTTCATCGAATTGGCAATCGCCCCGCCGACCGCATTTTGCACGGGCCGCATCGCCACCGAATAGACGCTGTCGCTCATACTCTGCGCGACGCTCTTCAGCGCGTCGGACAGCTTCATCCCGTCAAAAACCACCCCATCGAACGCCTTGCGCAGGCCCCGGCCGATACTGTTGCTCAGCGTGCCGACCTCACGCCCGGTGAAGATCATGCTTTCACGCATTCGCCCCAGCTCGTCATTGAACGCGCCGGCCATCGCCTCGGCCCCGCCCAGGCTCTTTTCCAGATCCGCCGCCTGCTGGCTCAAACCGTCCAGCCCGTCCACCTCGATCATCGCCCATCCTTTCGTGTTTCACCTTGCGCCGGTGCGGCGGCGGGCCGGTCGGGCCATTGCGCCGCCAATTCGTCCAGCCGCGCGCGTGTCAGCGGCGGGCGGCCCGCCGCCTCGCCCAGCATCAGCGCCAGTTCCGCGGGCGTCAGCGCCCAGAACTCCGCCGGGCGCAGCCCGAGCCCGCGGATCCCCACCCGCATCAACCCGGGCCAGTCCAGCCCGCCCGCCGCCGCACTCACGGGCTGCCCGGCACGGTGAAGGCACGCGCCAGCAACTCGGCCGCGATCCGTGCGGCCTCGACCGGCCCACCGCCAATCTCGACCGCGCGCAGATCCGCCGCCGTGCCGCCCCATCCGCCACCGCGTAGCCCCGCCACCACCAGCGCCAGCACATCGCGCGTCGAAAACGCGCCGGTCTCGAACCGCTCCACCAGCGCCAGCATGCTGCCCCCGGCCAGTTCCGCCTCCATCTCGGCCAGCGCCCCCAGCGTCAGACGGGCCACATGCCGCTCGCCATCCAGCCAGATCGCCACCTCTCCCGCCCAGGGGTTTGCCATCGCGGGCCTCACAGCGCGGTAAAGCTCAGCGCGCCGGCCGAGGCCATCGACAGCTCATAGGTCGCCTCGCCGTTATGGCTGCCCGCATATTCGACCGAGGTGATCATGAACGGCCCCTGCA